AAAGTACCTTGCTGCCTGCCAAGAAAACCCGGAAGCGGATATAGGGGTATCCAGATGATGGCGACCGAGAAGGCGCTGAGAGAGGCGCTGCAAAAGGTGATGGATTATCCGGAGATCCGCTCTTACATGGGCAGCATTCTGGCTAACTATGCAGACGCTGCCCTTTCCCTCCCCGAGACTCAGGGGGAGCCGGTGGGCGAGAACTTGGAACCGCTACCGCCTGAAGTACATGAGGCGATTAACGCCTATGCCGCGTATTACGCAGAGCATCACAAGCTAGGCATGAGCATCCGGAATGACATGCAGTACATCGCATCAGTTGCTCTCAGGTTCGCCCCTCCCTCGCAGCCAGCGCAGGGGTGGAGGCTGGTGCCGGTGGAGCCGACGCCCAAGATGTCGGCCGCTGGCTTGTGCGTGAGCGAGGCAGAACACGACCCTGCCGGTGTCTACCGCGCCATGCTCGCCGCCGCCCCTGCTGCGCCGACGCAGGCATGCCGTAGCGATGGGCGCTGCCAGTACGCCATAGACCACGGTGCCGAAGGGTTGGCTTCGTGCCCTGTCGGTAAGTGCGCGATGCAGGCCAAGCCTACCAACGGGGAGGGAGCGTGAGCGTCTTTGTCTTTGGCTCTAACCTAGCAGGCAGACATGGGGCGGGCGCTGCACTTGAGGCGCGAAAGAACCACGGCGCAGTCTATGGCAAGGGAAGCGGGCCGCAAGGCAATAGCTACGCGATCCCCACGAAAGACGAACGGCTGAATTCGCTGCCATTGGAAGTGATTGAACGCTACGTCGCCGCTTTCATTCGATACGCCAAAGCCAACCCGAATGTTGAGTTTCGGATAACACGAATTGGCTGCGGACTGGCTGGCTATACAGACGTACAGATCGCCCCGATGTTCAAAGACGCACCGGAAAACTGCAAGCTCCCGTTTAACTGGAGAACCGAATGACCGCCCCCACGGATACGCCGAGCAAGTCAGTCTATTTCCAGCGGGTTGCTGAGGATCTGAAATTAGATACTCGCGACCCGTTCACGCATATCTTTGCTAAGACATGCGCGCTGCTGGATCAACGAAACGATCTACTCCGCGAACTAGCAGCCGCCCGAGCAGAGGCCGACGAACTGGCGCGGAGGGTGGCAGCGGCAATAGATTGCGGATCTGCTGAACCATTTAAAAGAGAATTTATTGACCCAATTATCGCCCGCGTCCGGGCTGAAATGGAGAAGGAGAAAGGCAATGGCTGATTCTCCGTTCAACGAAGCAACGGCCAAGATCGCCGCCCAACAGCAGAGGATCAAAGCCCTTGAGCGCCACTTGCAGGCACTCTGCTACCGCCCCGGCGCAGATCAGTTTAAGCATATCGACTACTGCCGCTGGTGCCACTACGCGAAAGGTCATCCGCACCACCCGAATTGCATCATGGCTGACATGGAGAAGTCCGATGGCTAAGAACCTTGCAAGCGTGAAGCCGGTGAAGTGCTACGGGTATGAATATGATGGGCAGCTTATTGAGCAATCGTGGCGGCACAAGACCGGCGACTTCAACACCCCCTGCACCCTCCTGACCACAGCCCGGTACAAGCACATGGCAGGCGCTCTCAAAAAGGCGCAGAAAATGTTGGCGCTGTACGACGACCAAGACTCCCTTAAATTGGAGCGCATTGCCGCTATGCAGGAGTTTTCAAAAGCCATCGAAGCCGCAGAGAAAGCTGGAGTTCTTAAGAACATATGAAACTAATCGCTACCAACGGTGACGCAGTAGGCTTGGTCCTCTCTAGGGACGAATTGCTGCACTTGCTGGTGTGTTGGAACGCCGTGCAGCATGGGCCTGAGTTTGCCAAAGCGTTTTCCACTACGAAGGAAGACTACCCTTGTATTGCTGACGCGGACCCGATGGCCGCTTGGCACGCCAATACACTGCGTAACGGAGATGGCACTGTGTCAATAGCTGGCGCAGCTGAGGAGGTGCTACGTGCGTATCGTGAAAGGTGACTCGAACACTGTAGGCATCATCCTCGATTTGGATGAGCTTGCAACTGTGACAGGATTGTTGGCAGAGTCGGACGGCGCGGATCGAGCTGCGGCCAGACAATTTCTTATGGATAAAGTAGCTGAAGGCTCAACTTACGTGCACAGCGACCCAAACATTGACTTTTATAGAGGGCTGCGGCAGGTGTACAGCGAGATGCTAGCGGAGGTGCGCAATGGACGTAGTAGCTGAAGCGTGCAGGTTAGTGACACTACTATCAATAATGGAGTGGCAAATACTTTGGAGGAGCGTGTATGACACCTATCAAATGTGTCGCCACTAACGACACTCACGTTGGCCTTGTAGTGTCTAAAGAGATGCTAATACAGCTGTATGCTTGCTGGTGGGGCAAAATTGCGTCTGAGGTTCCCATAGCGGTGGAGAAGCATTACACCCCGAAGGCTACTCCCGCAGGGGCAGCGTTTCTGCCCGTACAAGCTACAGATGAGCACGTCTTAGGCTTAGTAAGCGCTATGGCAGCAGCGGGGCTTTTCTAGTATGCGCGTAGTTGCTAGAGGGGAGGACGAGGTTGGGGTGGTACTGACTGTCAATGAGCTGCGCATCCTCTACGCCTCAATCTGCGCAGTGCCTGTGCGGGAGCTGCGCGTTGAGCTAAACGAAGCCCGTACCCCATGTCTGATGGAGTGCACAAAGCTAATCACCCCGTTTCAGAAAGAGTTGCAAGAGGTCGTGCAAAACCTAGGACTACATGATGCTTGACTTACGAAATCACATTGACGGAAAGCACTGGGAACTAGGCAAGCAAATAGCTGTCAATCACACAGATTGCAAAGCGGGTGCAGATACGCGCCAGCGCCTCTATCTCAAGGCAGTTGACAGCTACGGCAAGTGGATAGGCTTTTGCCACAATTGCGGTGAGTCCGGTGTGTTCGTCAGCAACCTCGCGGCACATGAGGACATTTACTCGTTGCTGGACGAGACTAAAGTTAAGCCCATCAACGCCCCGCTCCGCTCACCGGAGGCTCTAGACAGGATGTGGGACAAGCTGCCTGAAGATATACAGGTGGTCCCCAAGCTGTGGCTGCAAAAGTGGCACTTGGACGAAGAGGACTTCCCTAAAATACCTGTGCGGTGCACAAGTGAGGGCAGCTTGGTGTTTAAATATGGCACCTCCTCCTGTCAAGTGCGCACGTTTGGAGGGGTTGGGCCTAAGTACATAACTTACCAAGCGAACGGTGAGCAGTCATTTGCGTCCTTTGGAGCGCCCGTTTCAGAGTCGTACGTGCTCATCACTGAAGACATCATCTCTGCGTACCGCTTACATCGGGACGTGATACGCACACACAATATAAGCTGTGTAGCATTGCTAGGCACGGCAATGCCGGAGGAGCTAAAGGCACTGCTAGTTGGGCGACCTGTTTGCCTGTGGCTTGACGGCGACTTGGCTGGCGACAGCGCTAAGGTGAAGCTTGCGCGAGAGCTGCAAGGTGTAGCCAGCGCCGTGGTTGTGAGTGACACAGGTGTGCCTAGCCCTAAAGAATTGACACCTGACGAGCTACGCGCAGCGTACAGCACTGGACATTTTAAGAGTATATGAACGATACGACACTGTTGGCTTTGTTTAGTAAACGTGAGGTGTGGCTGCGCTTTCAGCACCTCGTGAAAGAACACGCGATGTCCAAAGATTGCTGGGACATCTACAAGAGTGTGGAGAACTACTACAAGAGTTTTCCCAGCAAGGACAGCATTGACTGGGGGGATTTCACCACCTTCTATTTCATGCACAAGGGTAAGGTGACTGGCGACAAAGCCACCATCATCCGCGCCATACTGGAAAGGTGCGCCACCGAGAGTGCAGCGCTAGCTGGCAAGAAGCCTGAAGAGTACGAAGATATGTATGCTGCCCTCTATCAGCACTACGTCAAGCTGGACTATCTGGCTAGGGTGACTGAAGAGGCCATCAAAGCTAGCACCACGTTGGTGACTGGCGGTGACGCCGTGCTTGACAAGATCAACAGCTTGATGGAGCAGTGCAACGTTGAGTTGGGCAAGAACATTGACGAGGACTCCATATTTGTTCCTAGGGACATTTCCAGTGTACTTGCCGCGGTGCGTGCCGGCGGCCTCAACTGGCCTCTGGAAGAGCTTAACGCAGCGCTAGGCCCTGCCCGTAAAGGTGACTTCATCATTGTGGCTGCGCGCCCTGAGACAGGTAAGACCACCCTCACTGCCCAAATTGTGGGACACTTCTCGCAGCAGCTGCCCAAAGAGTCTGGCCCCATTGTGTGGGTCAATAACGAAGAGGCATCTCGTAAGGTGCAGTTTCGTATTGTCCAGAGCTACTTCGGCGTAACCACTGAAGAACTGGACAAGAACGAAGCCACCTATAGCAAACGCTACAACGACGAGGTGGGTGACAAGATATTGGTGCTCGCAGACGATGCAGGCTACAACAGTGTTCCTAAGCTTACAGCCCTGTTCAAAAAGCTCAAACCTTCCGTAATCATCATTGACCAACTTGATAAGGTCAGTGGTTTCCACAAAGAGGACCGTGAGGATTTGCGCATTGGCAGGCTGTACGCTTGGGGACGCGACTTGGCAAAGACCTATGGCGTTGTCATCGCTGTCAGTCAGATCGACGCTTCAGGCGAAGGGCAGGAGTACATCACCATGAACCAGCTGCGCGGCAGCAAGACTGACAAGGCTGGCGAAGCTGACGCCATCATTACCATTGGTAAGAGTGGTGATGCGGCTAAGCGCCACTATCGGTTCATCCACATTCCTAAGAACAAATTGGCTGGTGGCGGCTCCAGCAAGGAAGAGTACAGGCACGGCTACTTTGAAACTACCATCAAAGCTGAGCTAGGCCGCTACATCTCACACATGAAAGGTAAATAATGGCACGTAAACACACATTCCCAGCTAAGCACGGCGACACGTTTGTATTCAGGATGCCTGACTACGGCGACGTTGTGTTCATGGCTGTGTGGAGCAACAACCTGCTCACCAAGATGCACCTGTTACCGCTAGCAGGTATTGGCGAAGCCCCCCTAATGGGGCCAAAAGTACGCTGGGAATTGCCCGAAGGGCTTTTTGAGCCTGCTAAACCTATGACAGCTTCACAGTGGCGGGCCTTGGACCGCATACTGGTACCTAGTGGTGTCCGAGTGTTCAAAGTGGCTAACCTAGGGGATGCTGTTAAGCACGTAGTCGCCGCTGGTGGCGCTGATCGTGCAGCCTTTTGATTATCTTGTCGTAGACCTTGAAACCACAATAAGAAACAAGGACTACGGCAACAACAAGGCTAGCCCGCACTACCTCCCTAACGAGTGTGTGCTGATAGGGCTTGGAAATGGTTTCATGTCCCGCACCTACACGCCAGCGCAGACGGAGTGGTTGGAAGCGTTCAAGATGCCCACCTTGCGTGTAGTGGTGGGCCACAACCTCCCCTTTGACGCGCAATGGCTCTTGCGCCTAGGGGTAGACATCAGCAAGTTCAACACGTGGGACACTGCCCTAGCAGAGTATGTGCTTAGCGGGCAGCGCAACACCTTCCCCTCTCTAGATGCTCTGAGCAAGAAGTATGGCCTGCCTGTCAAGGACAGCGCCATCACGGACGCTTGGGCAGCTGGTGTAGACACCTCTGACATTCCGCTGCATGTGCTGGAACCCTACTGTAAGCAAGACGTAGACAACACCAAAGCCATCTTCCTTCAGCAGATTGAGGAGGCACACTCTGTGGGCTGCCTACCCCTCATTATGATGTTGAACGACGCTCAGATGGCGTGTACACACATGATGTACAACGGCATGGCTATTGACTTAAAGACTGTGCTTAACCTCCAAACCAACACAGAAGCACAGTTGGAAGTGGTGCGGCGGTCGTTCGCCATCCAAGCTGCACACTCTCTCGCACAGCGTGCGGTGCCCCTTGACTGTGTGGTGGACATCCAATCCCCTAAACAGCTGTCAGCATTCTTTTTTGGGGGCAAGTTGTCTTACACGCTGAACGTCCCTGCCGGAGAGTACAAGACAGGGCTGCACGCTGGTAAGCCGAAGTACACCAAGAAAACTGTCACTGTTGAGGTGCCCTATCTGCTAGACGCTAAAGCTGTTGGGGCTGCTCCAAACGCTGGTGGATTCTCCACAGCCGATGATGTTCTTGAGAGCATCAAGATGAGCTACCCGCGGGGGACAATGGTAAGTGACTGCACAACACTGGTGCTCCAGTATCGCAAACTACACAAGCAAGCCACTACCTACTACAAGAAACTCATTGACCTGACCTACCCTAACGACATCATCCACCACAACATCAACACCACTGCCACTAAGACAGGAAGGTTCAGCAGCAGTGACCCTAACCTGCAAAATCAGACCGCAGTGGTTGACGGTGAAGTGGGTGTGAAGCATTGTTTTGTCAGCAGGTTCGGAGAAGATGGCTACATTTTCGACGTAGATTTCAAACAGCTTGAGATTGTGGGGTTGGCTGAGCTGTCAGCTGACGAGCAGCTGCGACACGACGTTGACAACGAGGTTGACATCCACACTGAGCTGTATCAAGGCTTGTATGGCAGGCTCCCTAACAAAGAGGAGCGTAGGCAGGTCAAGCGGGCTGTGTTTGCCATGCTCTACGGTGCTAGCGCCAAGCGCATCAGCGAGCTTACCGGGCTGAGCAGGACAGCCGCAGTAGAGTTTATCAGGCTGTGGGCTAGACGCTATCCGGGCACAGAGCGCTATTGGGAGAAACACGCCCGCGTTGTCAGAGACAACAGAGTGCCTTCTGATCGTCGCGACGAGGCCACGACAAAGCCGCTGGGCATCTCCCAAGTACCAGCGATAACGGGACGCATTCTCACGTACAACGAGTACATAGGGTATGACGGTAAACCATCCTTCAGCCCTACGGAGATGAGAAACTATCCCATTCAGTCGTTCGCAACTGGGGACATCGTGCCAGCTGTAATTGCCCGCATCTTCAAGCGGTTGCAGGCGAATGAACTTTTGCGGGATAAGGCTGTCCTAGTCAACACTGTGCATGATAGCATTGTACTAGATGTACATAAAGATGTACTAGAAGGTGTAATAGCTTTAGTAAGAAAACTGGAACAAGACATTCCTTCTATATTGAAGGATGACTTAGGCATAGATGTTAAGTGTAAGTATAGGGTTGGTATGTCATACGGCCCTAATTGGGGTGAACAACAGGAGGTTACTTGAGTTACATTGTAGAGGCAGTTTCCAGTAAGATGGTGATGGCTAGGGGTAAGAACGTTCCTACCTTTTCAGCCAAGATGAGTGATGGTACTTGGTACAAGTTCGGCTTTGACGATCCGGGCCTTAGCAAAGGCATGGAAGTGGACTTCCTGTTCGAGAGTACAGCGTATGGTCCGCAGGTCAAGAAAGGCACGTTGGCTATCTTGTCCGGCTCAGCCTCCCCCTCGACCTCCACTAGTGCCGCCCCTCCGCGCAGTGGTGTGTCCGGTGGACGGGTGTTCCCGATTCCTGCACTACACGGTGATCGTTCAATCATTCGGCAGAATGCTCTGGCGCACGCTGTTAAGACGGTTGAACAGGTGTACCACGTTTCAGACCCTGCGGCAGCGGGTGACGTTCTTAAGGACAGCAAGAAGTTCGCGGAGATGGCAATTGAAGTGGCTCGCCTGTACGAGAGCTACAGCGCTGGTGACTACGAGCGCCTTGTCAGTGAAGGTAAAATTGAGGGAGGTGCTTAATGAAAACCTTTATCTCGGGCATGGAAGCCCTGAACAACGAAGTGTGGATGGGCGTTGCCTACTTTCTAGACGAGAGTGACTACGCAGAGGCGGACATCTACATGGCGAACACGGAAGCACAGGTGAAGCAAGATATGATGGAAGCTGGGGCAGACACCAAACTGTCCTTCGCGTTCCGTGTAGCTCTCCCTGACGTATCGGGCATCAAGGCTGCGATGGCCTCTACCATCGCCACTCGTAACGAAGTCTCTCTGTAAAGGAAACCATGAAAACTCAATATGCTGTTTTTAAGCGCGGTAAAAAGCTGGTGGACACTACGTTCGCAACCTACGAGCAAGCTCGCCAGTTCGTGCGTCGGCACATCCGTAAGGTGATGACTCCTAAACAGTACAACGACAAAAAGCCTGCCACCATCGCTGCGTGGGACGGTGTGAGCAAAGGGCCGACCGCGTTCACTGCGCTGGGCTACAACATCAAGAAAGTGATGTAATGGCAGTCATTGCAACTCTGGAGAGAGACATCAACTCGTTGCTCGAAGAGCAAAAGGCGACCCTTTCTCCGGGGTTGCTTTCTGAACTCGGCACCTCGGTGGCAATGTCTTTCAACCGGCAGATGACGCGTAACGTCACAGTCAAAGAGCGCCCAAACAAGACGCTGTACGCCAGTGAGATTGGTGTTGTCGCCACTTGCCAGCGCAAGCTTTGGTACAAGTACAACTACCCCAACGTAGCAGCTGAGCTGCCTGCGCATACGGTGATGAAGTTCACCTATGGTGATGTTGTGGAAAGTGTTGTGCTCACCCTAGCTAAGGCTGCTGGACACAAGGTGGAGAGTGAGCAGGCCCCTGTGCTGTACGAACCGGGTGCTGGCTGGACTGTGCGCGGCAAACTGGACGCCATCATTGATGGCACATTGGTGGACGTTAAGAGCACCACACAGTGGGGCATGAAGGACTTTCAAGCTGGTAAAGGTGGTGACAAGTTTGGCTACCTAGCTCAGCTGTCTTTCTACTACAAGTTTGGCCCTGAAGCTGACGGTAAGGGCTGGCTGGTAGCTGACAAGACTCTTGGGCACATTGGCTACTTCCCTGAGCGCAAGACTGCGGACCCCATCGCTATAGTGGACACTGCCATTGGGGTAGTCACTATGCACGATGTGTCCCCCTTGCCGCGCCTTGAGCCTGTGCCTGAAGGCACCTCGGGTAACTTGGCGCTGTGCACAGAGTGTTCCTACTGTGATTTCAAGAAAGAGTGTTGGGGACCGAACCTGCGAGCGTTCTCCTACTCGACAGGCCCTAAGTGGCTGATACACGTTGCCAAAGAACCTAAAGTACCGGAGCTTGCGATATGAGAAACGTATTCAAATGCCCTAAAAATGTGTGGCAGTCCTTTTCAGAGAAGGAAAAGGAAGCCTACAATATTTTCTATGACTATATTTATGAGGCCACACGCATTCAGAACGAAGACGCGCGACGCTGTGGCCTGCTCGGTGCACAGCGCAGCAGCGGTGAAGCTGACTACAAGCTGCGCTTGATGTCCCACTCTATGGCTAAGGTAGCTGCCAACCTCACCACAGATATACTGAAAGTGTATGACAAGAGCTGAGCGCCCTGTCCGTGTTGTGGTTATCGGTGATAGTCACGTTGACGAGGATCAGTCGCTGGGGAGGTTCAAGGCCCTAGGCAACTACCTCAAAGAGACTCCGCACGATGTGGTGGTGTCCATTGGGGATTTCATGTCCATGAACTGCTTGTCTGCGTGGGATCAGAACAAGCGTATGCGTATGGAAGGCAAGCGCTACCACAAAGAGTTGTCAGCTGGCAACAAAGCGCTTGACCTTTTCCAGCCCCATTGCAAGAGTTTGGTGTACATCAAGGGCAACCACGAGAATCGACTGGATCGCTACTTCGATGTAGACCCCTCTTTTGCTGGCATGAACTCCATTGAGAAGGACTTGGACTTCAAGGGGCGGCGCATCATTGGCGTTGAGTACAAGGACAACTATGACATTAATGGTGTTAGTTTTACACATATCCCTATCAATGCTATTGGGAAGCCAATTAGCAACCCTAACGTCTGCAAAAAAGCTCTCTCTCTTTATCACAATAGTGTTGTATTCGGCCACACTCACACTCTCGATCATTGTGCTGAACATAGACAAAACGCCCCCCACCTCAACCAAGCCCTCGCGGTTGGTTGTTTCTTCGAGCACGTAGATGACTACGCGAAGGGAAGCAAGACGGACTACTGGCGCGGCATCGTGTTGCTGAACGTCTACCACAAGAACAGGTTTGACTTCACGACAACCTCGTTGTCGAACTTGCGCAAAACCTATGGCTAGCACCCTTGAGAAAGTTAAGAGCGCTATTGAGAATAGCCAGCTTGAAGTTGAAGAGGTGGCGGTGCTGCTGGAACTCACTGTAGAGGACTTGCTAGAGGCATTCCCCGAACACCTTGAGGACAACGCTGTGAAGTTTGGCGTGTACGACGACGAAGGTGTTGAGAGTGTGCGAGACATTGTGGAGCTAGAGGATGACGGAACCTGAAGACATTGTAGTAGGTGTGCTAAGCTGTGCAGATGGCCGGAAGTTCCGCGTAGAGGTGCGTCCTGCTGAAACCGCGCTGCTCAAGCTACAGGTTGTGTGGTTGATGGGTGTACCGGGTGGTGGTGTCCGCTACGCGCGCCACGGCGGTGGGCAGGACGACTTTGTAACGACCAGCAACAGCATTGCCGCTGATGGTGACTGGGCGAAGTTTGAGGCGACGCAGCCAAGTGTGCTGGACTTTATGCGTGAGGTTGGGCGCAGACACACGTTTGTGAGCTGGCAGCCTGATGTCCTCTGAGAGGAACGGCGGTGGGTGGACAGAAGGCCGCTATAGGGCGTTTGTGACTAGTGTGCTGCGGAGTGGCTTTCGCAGGTGGCCTCCGAAGTACAAGGCGTTGGCAGCTGCCTACGTAGGCATTCTTAAGAACAAGAAAACAAAGCGCGATGCTAAGCACTACAAATGTGCTGCCTGCAAAAAGAACTTCCCTTCAACTGCGGTGCAGGTTGACCACATAGCACCAGTCGTACCTCCCGCTGGGTTTGACAGTTGGGACTCCTACATAGAACGGCTCTTCTGTGAAGAGGGTAACTTGCAAGTGTTGTGCAAGCCCTGTCACAAAGTGAAGAGTGGCACTGAGCGAAAGGAACGCAGTGGAAAACAAAGTAGTTAGCCTAGTGCCTGCTGCTGAGCAGGCTAAGAAAGAATACTACGGCGCGGCGGTTGAAGTGGCTAACGAGCTGGCTACTGCTGTGGCAGCAGGCACCATCACTGCGGTAATTGCCGTCACCATTGAAGAGGACGGCACTCTGCGCATGTGGCAGGGTGGTGAGAACCGCACTACGGAACTTTTAGGGGCTATTGAGGCTCTAAAGATGCACTTCTACAATACGAACACGTAATGGATGATAGACGAGAGCAGTTCTTTCATCACACTGTTGCTGACTTCGTAGAGCTTGTAAAGCTGGAAGGCTTCCTGACTATTTGGTTGAACCTTCCACAGGAAGTGCGGCTAGAAATCTGGAACACTCTAAAGGATAGACATTGAATCTGCTACAATCAGTAGTGTTTAAAACTAGGTACGCCAAGTGGCTCCCTGACGCTGGGCGGCGTGAGCATTGGGAAGAGACGGTGGCCCGCTACATGACAGCCATGACTACGCAAGCTGCTGTGCATGGCTACACCCTTACATCTAAGGAACGCAAGTTCCTAGAGGATGCCATCCTCAACCTGCATGTCATGCCCTCGATGCGGGCGCTGATGACAGCTGGCCCTGCCCTAGACCGGGACAACATAGCAGGCTACAACTGCGCCTACCTAGCTGTACAGAACAAGCGGGACTTCGCTGAGGCCCTGTACATCCTGATGAACGGCACAGGGGTTGGCTTCTCTTGTGAACGGCAGTATGTGAACAACCTGCCCATTGTACCCAATGAATTGAAGCCTAGTGGTGACATCATTGTTGTGGCAGACAGCAAGCTGGGATGGGCTAAGGCGTACAACAAGCTTGTCAACAGCCTTTACGAGGGAGACATACCTAGTGTTGATTATTCCAAAGTGCGCCCAGCGGGTGCGCGCCTCAAAACGTTTGGCGGTAGAGCCAGCGGCCCCGGACCTCTTAAGAACTTGTTTGACTACACTGTTTCCAAGTTCCAACATTCGGCTGGGCGTCGTCTGTCATCGCTTGAAGTCCACGACATCATGTGTACCATTGGGGAGGTTGTCGTAGTTGGGGGCGTTAGACGTTCTGCTCTTATTTCTCTCTCTAATCTTACTGACCGTCGCATGCGTGAGGCGAAAGTAGGGGCATGGTGGGAAGAAAACAAACAACGTGCCCTCGCCAACAACAGCGTGGCTTACACAGAAAAACCCGACGTGGAGACGTTTTGTGAAGAATGGTTGTCTCTTATCAAGTCTAAGTCAGGAGAGCGTGGAATCTTCAATCGAGTGGCTGCTGGCAGGCAAGCTGCTCGCTACGGAAGGCGACAAGATGGTATTGACTACGGCTGTAACCCGTGCAGTGAAATTATCCTCCGCAACAAACAATTTTGTAACCTTACTGAAGTCGTCTGTAGGGAAGGGGACAGTGTTGCTCAGTTGCGAGATAAACTCCGGGCCGCCTGTATTCTTGGGACTCTACAATCTAGTCTCACCTCGTTCTCATTCCTCTCAGATGAGTGGCGGCACAACTGCGAAGAGGAACGCCTCCTAGGGGTATCCCTGACGGGGATGTATGACTGTAAGCTGCTCACCTCTCCTGACGCACCTGAACTGCTGGAGATGCTGCGCAAAGAGGTGGTGGAAGTGAACAAGGAATGGGCTGCTAAGCTGTCCATCAATCCTAGTGCAGCCATCACATGCGTCAAGCCGTCTGGCACTGTGAGCCAGCTTGTTGACAGTGCTAGCGGCATCCACCCGCGCTACGCCGCCTACTACAAGAGGAACATCCGCATGGACGCTAAAGACCCTGTGTGTGCGTTCTTAAGAGCGCATGGTGTCCCCAGCGCCCCGGATGTGAACTTCGGGGACAGCCAAGTGGTGTTCACCTTCCCTGTGAAGGCTCCTGAAGGGGCTGTGCTACGGTCAGAGGTTGGAGCCATTGCTCACCTCAACTACTGGCGCATGGTGCAGGAGGCGTGGTGTGAGCACAAACCTTCTGTGACCGTCTCTGTCAAAGAGAGCGAGTGGATGGATGTTGGAGCTTGGGTGTACAACAACTTCGACGCCATCTCAGGCGTGTCCTTCCTGCCCTATAGTGAGCACACGTACAAGCAAGCCCCCTTTGAGGAGTGCACAAAGGAAGAGTACGAAGAGTTGGCAGCCGCCCTACCTGCTGTGTTGCCGTGGGATGAGTTGCTGGAGGGAGATGATAGCACCACTGCTAGCCAAGAGCTGGCCTGTGTGGGAGGGAGCTGCGAGATTTAAGCTGGGTTAATTCAGTTGGTAGAATAGCTCATTTGTAATGAGATTGTCGTGGGTTCGATTCCTACACCCAGCACCAATACGAAGGGATGCGCACAGCGAATCCGCGCTGGAGGCGGTCCCAGCTTACATGGAGATGGCACTATGCCTGAAGACACCAACACACTGATGGAAGGTATGGAACGACAGTGGAAAGAGTGGCACGATCAGAGTGCCATTGAGCGCCTTGTGACGCCACCTCCGGGCTACCCCACCACCTACGATTTGCGCACGTATCCCGATCCTGCAAAAACTTTGATGCCCGCTCCTGTGCGGCTGCCCGCTAAAGCTTTTACACCCATGTACGACACAAGCTCCCCGGCAGTAGTGCCTTGTGTAACACTGCCGTTGAACCACGCACGAGTGATTTTGTACATCACACAACACCTGACAGGAGGTAACGCCACAATCATTGCAACAGCTGTTGGGGACAACGACACAGTGCTTGCGGGGTGCTTGTTCTGCCCTGCTAGTGAGGTGTTGGGAAGGGAGCTACTGGAGGTGGAGAAGGTGCGCAACTTGGCAATGCAGACAGCGGAACTTTGGCAGAAGCAATATGGTGACGTTAAGCGCCACACTTAAAGGGGACGAGATGCAATGACCAAACTACACACTAGTCGAAGCAGGGAGTGGTTAGCTGACGTAGGCTCCGACAACCTTACAACCTACGTTGTTGTGTACGCGTTCAAGGACGAACCACCCAACATGCTAGCAGACGCAGCTCTTCAGCTGGGTGGGGATACCGTGCACATGTGCGTGGATGCCTCTACTACGCAGGAGCTGGAGGAGGGGCTGGCTACGCTTCGTGGGGTGATAACAGCGCTGGAGGCTTTCGAGGCGCGTGTGCGCGAGGCTGGGAAACACTTGCAAGGCTCTTAACCATGCGTTTGGGTATTTGGATGCGCCCATTAGTGTTCCCCTCAGCGTCCGCACTATGCGCAATAACAAGGTAGTCGTCGTTCTCAACCACTAGAAACCCTAGGGTGCACGCAAGGCGTGGAGGTGTAGTAACCTCATCCTTGTGTTCCCACCCTAGGGCTGTAGTTTCCGCATCATCCCAAACAACTTCAATGCGTTTGAACGGGGTTTTCACGCCTTACCCTTAACCCTTTCAAATGTCCGTAGACCCCCCAAACCAAGCATAGCAAACACCAGCTCAGTGAGCGCCTCTTCCAGCCCCGGCAAGGGCGGCACAGGGAAGCCCACCACAGCTGCAAACCAAGGCAGCAGAGGGCGCAGCAAGTATTGATAGGCCAGCGCAGAGCCGCACACCCAGCCGATGAAAGGCCGCCAACCAGCCACAAACAGGGAAGTGCTCTTGGCCTCTTCCTTGTTGACCTCTAGCTGCCCTTGCGCTAGCAGAGTGTCAGCTTTCAGCGCCTCTAGCTCTTTGCCGTTCTCCATCTCAAGGACACGAAGCTTAATCTTAGCAGCTTCATCCTTGTCAGGTACAGCCTTGTCAATGAGGGCTAGCGCCCCTTGTATAATGGCTCCCCAAATCACGATCTAATGTCCTCGGGACGGCAGCTCTCAAAGCGCTTGAGCAGCGCCTCTAGGATGTGGTTGGGCACTATGGTGCAGCCCACCTTGTTGCAATGTTCTGCAACTTCATCTGGCACTTCAATGGTAGCCGCCGCAACTGCGAAAGGCAGCGCCAGCAGCACTAGCAGAGTTTTCATGACAGAAACAACGTCCTTTCCGCCGCACGGCGGTTAGCCAACCCCTTCACACTCTTCCCACCCACTTTGTCCCACCGTAGCAGCTGGTCAGCCGCAGCAGCGTAGTTGCCCTCATTCAGGTAGCGCAGCAGCGTACTGTCGCGGTACGCCCTGCCTCCCACGTTGAAGATGAAGCTTACAAGAGCGTCAAACTGGTTCTGTGTAAGTGGCACCACAGTGTTCAGTTCCAAAGCTCTCTCCGCAGCGAACAAGTCCATCTTCAGCATGGTTGTAGCCACCTCCTCAGATATCGGGTTGTCTAGGAAGTAGTCTTCCATTGGCAGCTTCAGCAAGTGCCCGTACCCAATAGTCCACAGCCCACCTACATCCTTGTAGGCAGTCAGGCGCAAACCCTCGTGCTTCTTAATTAGCTCTATTCCTTTGGTACTTGTCTGCATTCTTGTAAGCCCTCATTGCCAGCATCTTCTCCTGCATCGTGGAGTCCTTCAGCAGCTTCTTCTCTTGAGCGGTCAGCCCACTCTCTTCAATACGAGTTAGTGCGCCATCAAAGATGGCATCAATCTTCTCAGGGTAGTTCTTAAGAACGTTGGTGACAAACTTAGGTGTAGGCTGGCCCTTCATCATGCTTTCAGCCAAGCGGCTAGTCGCGCTCTTCTGCGCCTCGTTAGCAGCCCTATCCAGTGTGGCCAGCGTGTTCTTGGCACGCTTGGCTTCCACCTCACCAAGGGGTGCCCGCCCTGTCAGCAGCGCCGCAGTTTGCTCGTCCCTATCCCTGCGGTAGACCAAGCTGCCACGGCTATCCTTGATAGAGGCAGGTTCACGCATATCCCGCTTGTCCACCACACTCCTGATTATCTCCCGCAGCCCTGTAGGACTGATGGCAGCCAGCCTGCTATACTGAGCATGTGCCCCATCCTTCTCAGTGAACGCGTTTTCGGTGCTCTTGTACAGCCCTGTAGCTGCGTTGGTGTAGTAGTCCAGACCCGCAGTAGCACCAATGTTACCCAGCACTGTACCCATACCCAGCGTACCCGACAGGTTCACCCCTGACAGCGCGGAGGGGACGCCGTACTCTAGAGCGGCAGGTACGTCAGCCATATACTCTTGCGGAAGAGGCAAAGCCTCCATGCCGAAGTTCTCCACAAGGTAGGCGTTCAGAGCCAGCCAAGTCTTCTCCAAATCCTCGTACCCCGGCAAGCCCCGCACACCCGCCATAGCCACCAACACGCCCAGCGTAGCCATGAGTGGCGTAATGGTGCGCTTAGCGCTAGCCTTATCCCCCAGCGTAGCATCCTTGGCGTAGTCAGCCACCCTCACAAACATGTTGGAAACAAACGATGTCAGCGGAGCCACAGCGTTACCCACAGGGCCAAGGGCGTTGAGGACGGGCATGCGCGCCCATTTTTCATATTGCAGCATAACAGCTTGACTCTCACGCGCAGCAAAGCTGTGCGCAACCTTGTCATCCATGCCAGCACTCTTGGCAAATCGGTAGGAGATAGTGTAGGCCAGCCCCCTGCTGTAGGTATCTGCGTAGGCTGCAACCTTCTCCCCCATCGCGTACTTAACCACTTTGGGCACAGCCCCTTTGAACGTGGTGGCCCAGTCCAGCGCTTCAGCAAAGCGCGCTTCCAAGCTACCACTCTCCAGCGCACTCTGGAAGATGGCCTTGCTCTCTTTAGTGGGCATATACATGTCCATAGCACCTTGCAGCAGTGCCAGTGACACGTTACCTTTACCGCCTAGCTGTGTAGAGTTTATTTCCGCAAGACGGGGAGGCATGAACGACCACTGCACGCCGTTGGCGAGCCAGAAGCCGGGGTTCAGCCACACCAGCATGGACGAGATAAACGCGTTAGCGCTACCTGACAGCAGGTTACCGAACAGGTAGGGTGACTGGTTCATCTGCAACGCCACTTTCTTAAGAACACTGTCCAGATAGTGCTCTTTGCCCACAAACTGATCCCACATGTAACGCCCACTGCGCAACGCATTGGGATAAGAGGCATTCACCTCTTTGTCCACGAACAACTCCCCCACCCTAGCGTTGGCGTCAGCAGCACCAACATAGTTGGCAGCAGAGCGCACGTAGCTCTCCATAGCCGAGTTGAAGCCTTCCCAAGCCTTTTGGGGTCCAAGGCTGTTCACGATTTCCATAGAGCCTGCGTAGCCACCGGCACTACTATCACGCGTCATGGCGTAGCGGTTGATGCCCATACGCTTGATGGCTTCAGCGGACAGCTCACGCATCTTGGTAGCCATAGCAGGATCATCCACCAGCAGGTTAGCAGCAGCCAAGAACGCATCTGACGGCACCACTTGGTTGTTACGCGGATTGTCCATAGCCGGGCCACTAAACGCATCATACCCTTGTTGACGCAAGTAGGCAGCGTGCTTCTCAGCGTCTTTAACGTTATCAAACCCAGCGAGGTGCATGTGCTTGTTGGACTTGGGATCAATTACCCATGTCTGATATGCACCAAGGCGCACCCTAGACATAATCCAGCTAGGGTTGTACGTAAGGGCTTCCAGCCCTTTAGCCACCCTAACTTTGTTCACATCTGCAAAGATGTCCTTGCCGGTCTCGATAAGGGCTTTCAAATACTGCGACGCCTTGGACGACAGGCCGTTGGCTTTCATCATCACAGGGTCAAGCAGCAGCTCGGGTGAGGAGTTGCCGTATTTGGCAATGACTTCCAGCACTCCCTTACCTTCGTCGGCTGTCAGCTTACGCGCAAGCGCACCCAAGCTAGTGGGAGACTCCACTCGCTTAGCTTTGTTGAGGTTAGTGAACTGTAGCTTAGTGGGATTGAAACCACCCCTATCCTCTACAGACGCACCCCTCCACCACTTGTTGAACAGGTTGTCCCTAATCACTGTGGCTTGGCTAACTTGGTCGTACACCCTACGGATAATTGGATGCCGCTGGGCAGCTAGGGCAGCTGGCGATTGCGGCGGGAACCACACATCGTCAAGTCTACGGCTACCATCAGGACGGAACAGGTCTTCCTTCAGCTCTGCGTGCGGGCGGTTGTCGTATCCCAGCGGCTGCGGGCGCGGCAAGTTGTCAGCTGCCCATTGCTTCTCGTACGCCTCGTACAGAGCCTTACCGTAGGTGCGCACCATAGCAGGGTCTTCCGTGCGCGACAGCTCATCCTTAAACTCAGCGAAGGACTGCTTAGCAGGCTTGTCCACACTGGCGTGTGTGGCGTCAGGAGTAGTAAACGACGCCTCACGCGCACTGTTCCAAGCCACACCCTCTTTACTGTTGATGATGGAGCGCGCCACAGGGTCTGCGTCAATTGCGCGGAACAGCTGTGCACCTTCCGTGAGAGTGGCACTGAGAACGTCGATGTTCTTACGTGTCGGATCAAGTCCCAGCACCTTAGCAATTTGGTGCACAAATGCGTCCCAACCATTACGTGCCACTTGCCACATGTTGGTGTGCACTTCCTTGTTGATGCGCAAATCTTTGAGCAGCGTCTGGAACTCAGGGTTGGTGAACGCTTCTGTGATGAACTCGTACATGTCGTTCATACCATATTGCTGCGCAAGCTCAGGACCGCCAACCTTCTTAGCGTACTCGTACAGCGACTGAATGTTCTTCACGCCTTGCGCGACAGAGGCGGGCATGGGCATTCCCTGCTCCAGCCTGTATTGCAAGCGCACAATCTTAGCGTGCACGGCTTCGTGCAGGAACGTCTTTTCGCTGGCGTGGTGCCCTTTGCGGGTCGCCATTGTGATGGTGTTACTAGTGCGACTATACAACCCTGCAATGTTAGCATCTGCCTTACCAGTGTCGCTATTCACAATGGTGTCCATTGTTCTTAGGAACGGAGCAAAGTCAGGGTCACGTAGCAGAGTGCGCGCCAGCAGGCGGTAGACAGGATTGCTGCTGTTATCAGCGACAGCCTCAAGCGCACCACGAAAGTCGCCCTTGATCACAGCTTTGCCTAGAGCGCCATTTTGATAGCGCGCTACAGAAGGGCCAGCTTTGTAAGTGTCGTTGCCTTTAGCCCACTCGTCCCTAGCAGCAATGGCAAGTCGGTCGAGGGCTGTGCGTGAGAACGCAGGTTTCTTCTCAGCCTCGTTAGCCTTCACCAGCAACTTCTCGATGTCCCCATCTTTGGTGAAGTCAAGGTTGAACTGACGTTCAGCTTCAGGAAGTGTGTCGTAGCTGGGGGCCTTTACAGGCTGTTGTGGCGTGTCAAGTCCCAACGACGTTTGCTCCGTGGTGGACAAGTCGTTAGGGTTGTACTCAAGACCGCCTTGCTGGGCTGTACGCGCGGGCAGCGCCCCATCAGGTGCCAGCTCAAGGGGAGAGCGCGTCAGGTCAGCGCCAGCCTCTTGTGCAGGAATGTCCAAGCGCCCCTCTTGCCTAGCGAGTGCCCCTTCGTATGTGGGGGCTTCCCTAGGGTCAGTGGGTACGTCAGTCTTCTCGTATAATGTGGCGTCAGGGGTGCCCACTTCACGCCCCACAGTGGGCTGATTGGGATCGAGGTTAGCCACATCACCGTGTGTGACGGCTTCAGGGGGGAGCGTAGGCTCAGGGCGCTCACGCGCAGAAGTGCGAGCGTCCCCAAGACGCGGATCAGTGTAGGGATCAAACATGTCCCTAGTGCCTGACAGCTCTTCGTTGAGAAACTGCTGACTCTCAAACATAGTTTGCAGCTCGCCCTGTGCAGCCATCTTCTCAGCTGCCAAGATGTCAGCTACGTTCTGCTCAGGAGAGAGGTCAAGCTCTGTTTGCTGCGTAGGCGTGCGTGTGCCAGCCTCTTGTGCAGCTTTGATGTCGGCAGGCGTTATGTTGGCGCGACCGTCCGCCTTAGCCAACTCTTGAGCTTTGCGCAGCAGCGCTTGTTGCTCAGGAGTAAAGGGGGTTTCCTCACTAGTAGATTTTAGGTGCTGCAAAAGCTTAGGGTGAGGCTTGCTAGCGCCACGAGCCGCTGCACCAGCGCCTCCCAGCACACCCACTTCACCAACAAACTCCCCTATCGTTTTAGCAGGGTTGTAGTAGATGTCTTCGTTGGCTTTATTGTACGGTCTGCCTTGCAGTTGGCTGGAAAGCACCTCTTGCGGGATAGCCAGTCCATACTTAGCTGCGGCTTCTGCACCCACACCTAAAGACTCAGGAAGCAAGTCCAAGAGGCGGTTTCCAACTTCAGCGCCAGCTTTAGCCTTCTCTGTTTTGGGCCTATACAACTTTTCAGTGATAAACTGAGTGGTGGCCTCCTGTGTCTCAGCTGCTCTGTCCAAACTACCCGTCTTCAGCAAGGTCATTGCTGTTTGGGGTATTGACAGCATGCTTCCAGCAGCCGACGCTGCTGCTTGCTTCACAGCAGACGGCAGGAAGGTGTCGTCCTCCAAGAACTCAGGCGTCAGTACCTTACCCAAAGTGACGGGAGACTTCACCCCCTCACCCAAAAACGCTTTAATCTTGTCAGCAGCCTTTTGAGGGTCGGTTTCGTCTAGCGTGT